CCCATGCCTAGAGATCAATCCCGCCGCGCTCGTGACCGCCGCTACGCGGCCGCAGTGGACCGGCAGATCAACGCCATCGCGATCAGCGAGGCGACCGGCCGGCCCGGCATCTATGCGCCGGTCGTGGACTTTCTACGTCCCGGGGACACCGCCGAGCAGTGGACGGCGGTCTGCGTGGACGACGACGGCACGCAGTACGACGACCACGACTGGACGGACTGGCGCGAGCGGCCAGCCGACATGGAGCCGGCCACCAGGCCGCATCACGTCCGGGCGTTGCGCTGGTGCCAGCGCTGTAACCGGTACGAGGCCCGACGTGAAGGGAGCCCTAAGCGTGCGTAGCCCTGATACTGGCCGGCCAGTGCCGCCGGTCGTCGTGCTCTGCGGTTCGACGCGCTTCCGTGCCGAGATGACCGAGGCCAACCGGCGGCTGACGCTGCGCGGCTACATCGTGCTCGCGCCCGGGGTGTTCGGCCACGACGGCGACGAGATCACCCCGGAGCAGAAAGAAGCCCTGGACGATCTCCACTTCCGAAAGATCGACCTGGCCGACGAGGTGCTCGTCGTAGACCCGGGGCGGTACGTCGGCGAGTCCACCCGCCTGGAGATGTCGTACGCGCGGCGGAACAACAAATCGATCACACGCTGGTCCGACCTGGGCTGGGAGGTGAGCTAGTCGTGGTTAGCCCCGCCATGATCCGCCCAGCCCAGACTGTCGTGCAGCGGATCGCCCGCGACATCCCGCACGAAGCTGCTGCGGCGTGGGTCCACTCAGCCGCTCTCGCCCGGCACGCGACCGAACTCGGCCTGGTCGAGCAGCGGGACGACATCCCCGACACGATCAAGGCGATCGCCGAGTCACACCCCGCCCTCGCGGGGCTGACGGACCCTGCCATCAACCGAGCCTTCGCCGTGCCGGTGCCGGACCTGGGGCCGGTGGACGACTTGTGGGCCCGGCACTCGGTGGCTGACCGGCCCGAGCGATGCGACGGCTACCTGCTCGGCGACCTGTACCAGGCTTTGTCGGAAGAGTCCCGCAAGGGCCGGGCGCTGTGCCAGACTCCACGGTTCGTCACGGACCTGCTGCTCGATCTGGCGTTCGACCCGGCGTACGAGCGGTGGGGCACCGACCTGCGGGCGATCGACCCGTCGTGCGGTACCGGCCACATCCTGATCGAGACCTTCCTACGGGCCCGTGGCTACCTGCGCGGCGGGATGGGCCGCTCGTCGCGTGACACCTCGGCGCGACTGCCGCACGGCACCTCACCGGACGAACTGACCGCTGCCGCGCTCGCTGCGGTGACCGGCGTCGACCTGGACCCGTACGCGGCCCTGATCGCCCGATACCGGCTGCTGGCGTTGGCGTGCCGGATCAACGGGTCCACCCGGTCCCTGGCGCAGGCGCCGCGGGCATGGTCGCCGCAGGTGGCCTGCGCGAACAGCCTGTTCGACGAAGCCGAGCCGTTGCTGGAGCGGGGCCGCTACCACGTAGTGCTGGCCAACCCGCCGTACATCACCGTCAAGGACGCGACGTTCAACGAGCGGATCCGCCGCCGGTACGCCGACGTGTGCTCCGGCAAGTACAGCCTGGCGCTGCCGTTCTTCGCCCTCATGAACGAGCTGCTGGTCCCCGGTGGCTGGTGCGCGCAGATCACCGCCAACTCCTTCATGAAACGGGAGTTCGGCCGCAAGTTCATCGAGAACTACCTACCCCGCTACGACCTGCGCTGGGTGATCGACACGTCGGGCGCGTACATCCCCGGGCACGGCACCCCGACGGTGATCGTGGCGCACCGCAACCAGCCGCCTGTCGGCGGCACGGTGAGCGCGGTGCTCGGAATCCGCGGCGAGCCGCGCGCACCGGAAGATCCGGCCAAGGGACTGGTGTGGACCGCGATCGCCAGCCAGGTCCGCGAACGCCTCGCGTTCCAGCGGTTAGCAGCCGCAATACCGGTGCCGCCTTCGGCCGTGACGCAACCTGCCGTGCCGGAGCGCGCTGGCCAACTCGACCTTTTCGACCTTGCCGGAGGGAGCGTGACTAGCGGTGCGTAGCGACGGAAACACGGCGTACGTCGACCGCGTTGGCCGCCGGCGCACGCCAGCCACATGCCACCCGGAGCATCCCTCCGAGGGCCGCGGACTCTGCTACCGCTGCTACCAGCGCGCACGCCGACGCGGCAAGCTGGCTGACTACCCGCGCGTGAATCGGCCTGCGCAGGACACGCTCGACGACTACGAGCTGTTGCGCTCTGAGGGCTACACCAAGGCGCAGATCGCCGACCGGCTGGGCATGAGCCTCGACGCGCTCAGCCACGCGCTGTGGCGCGCCCGTGACCGCAACGAGGCACCGACCAGGTCGACCGCCGAAGACGCAGGTGGCCCGGGCCGTACGTCCCACGGCCCGGGCCACCGCACACCTCCAACGACCACCACAGCCGCCAGCGGTAGGGCACTCCTCGGCACCCACCGTACGACGGCGGACCGACAGAAATCACGGGAGGCGAGCGTATGTCCGCCGATGGGGTGAAGGATGTGCGGCCGGTCGGTCGATACGAGTGGGAGCAGATCGTCCGGCGCGCCCGGCTCACGGGCGCGATCCGCGGCAGCTCGCGCACGGGCAAGAACGGGAAGGCCACCCGCGGCGGTTTGTCGGCAGCCACGGTCAAGGCTGTGGCGTTCGCGTACGCCTCGTACGCCGACGACAAGGGGCGCGAGGTACGCCCCGGGGACGCCACCATCGCGGTGGGCCTGGAGTGTGGGCTGAAGACCGTACGGGCGGTCAAGGCGCTGCTGCTCGAGCTGGGGCTGATGCAGACCGTCCGCGCGGCCAGTCGCGGGCGTGCCGAGGAGTACCGCCTGACGCTGCCCGCCGACCTCCTCGAGCGCCTGGAGGTGCTCACGCCGGGACAGTTCGAGATGGCGGCGCACGGCGTCCGGTCGGCGGCGCGCGGGAGGCGTGGCACTCCAACGCCGGTCGAGCCCGAAGAGTTGGGGTGGTCCGCCGGACACCCCCAACAGGGCGCATGGGGTGGTCCGCCGGACACCCCCAACAGGGTGGCTCGCGAGTCCGGCGGAGCCCCCCAAAAAGCAATGGGGTGGTCCGGCGGACCCACATGGGGTGGTCCGCCGGACCCGCGTACCGACCAAGACCGCACCAGTACAACTACGACCGACCACTCTGGAGAAGAACTTCGTACGGCCGTCACCGTTTCGCGCGCGAGCCCGGCCGCACAAGATCGGATTCCCTCGGATGTAGTCGGTGGTGCCCGCCCGCCGGCGGGTCGACCACCCGACAACCGACCGCGCCACCGCCCTCGACCGCGTCCCGTGTGGTGGTCCGAGATCGAAGGGCGCGTCGTCCCGCCGCCGGACAGCCCTGGACGCGCGGCGTTCGCTGCCGCCAGAGCCACGCTCGCGGCACGGCAGGCATCCATGCACCCCACAACGCCCGAACGCGCCCCAGGCGACGCCTGGGACCGCCTCATCGCCCTGACCACGTGAGGAGACCGATGCGTACCAAGAACCGTTGGCCGGACCCGTGGGAGGCCGCCCAGATCCCGCCGCCGCGGGGACGGCTCGCTCGGGCCTGGATGGCCGCGCGGATCCGCTGGCTGGCGCTGACCGCACGGCGTGACAACCTCGGCCGCAACCAGCGCTCATACGGGGCTAGCAATGGCTAGGTCGCAGCCGGGGTACCCGTCGCCAGAGCCTGGCATTGGCGGGCTTCCCAAAGTGCCCGCTGGACCAGCGCCGGGAGCAACGGCGCCGTCCCGATACACCAGGGCCGACCAGCAGATACGAATGGCCGCGCTCACCGCTGCGGCCACACTGATCGCGCCAGCGCTCGCTGAGACGGCAGCCGCGTTCCGCATGGAGTCAATCGAGCAGGTCGGCGGTGGAGCCCTTCGCCTCGCCGAGCGGCTCGAAGCCTGGATCCGGGAAGGCGGGACCAATGGCGGCTAGCGACGAGCCGATGCACGGCATCGGCGACCTGGCGCTCGCGCTCGGCGGCAGTGAGGACTCGTTCACCGGCAAGCTGCTCCTGCTGATCGCCAAGGCTGACCCTGATAACCGCGAGCGTCTACGGATGGGCTTCCCTCGTGCTGTGCGCGCCTGGGAGACCTGGATGGCGTCCTCGCCAGCGCTAACGGCGGCAGAGCTGCTCATTGTGATCGACGGGCCGATGGAGGACGGGTCAGATCTGCCCGACTGGGAGCGCGCACTGCTGGTCCAGGAGTGGTCCGATCTCGACACCGAGGGGGATTCCGGTGACCAATAGGCACGGCGAGGGCGGCTCTGCGCACGCCGGCGGATCCTCGACGGCCCGGGTGCCGACCACTACGGACGCCGCCGAGCTGGCCCGGCGAGCCGAGGTAGAGGCCGCCGCGTCGCGGTACCTGACCAGGACGGGCAACGCCGACATCCTGCCCATCCTGGGCCTCGACGTTCCGGCCACACGACGCTGTGAGCGCTGCGGCGATCCGGTCGCGTCGCCCCGGAGTCGGGTGCGGTACTGCGGCCCTACCTGCTCGGGGCTGGCGAACGGCGCCCGGCGCCGCCAGCGCGCTACTGCCACCTAGCCATCCACCTTGCAGCTTCCTAGCAGTCTCCTGGCAGCTTCCTGACAACCGCCTAGCCACACTGCTGCCTCACGAACCCCACCTCCGCAGCTCGTCAGACCGCATACCGAACGGCCGCTGTCACCCCGTGTGGGTGGCGGCGGCCGAGGCATACCAGGAGATCAAATCACGATGATCAATGTTGTGATCAGGTGGTCACCGTGCCCTGGGTGAAGCTCGACGACAAGCTGCCGATGTCCGTGAAGGTCCGCGGCCTGGCAGACCCAGAGGCGCGAGGAGACCGTGCCACCGCCCAGCGCAACGAGGCGCTCGGCCACTGGACGCAGCTGCTCGCCTGGGTCGGTGCCGAGCGCACCGACGGCTTCCTCACCGCCGACGTGGCCGCCCTCTACGGCACCACCGCCAGCCTCAGACGGCTCCTGCGCGGCGTATTCGGCCGCTCGGCCCTGCTGCACAGCCGCGGCGACCTCTGCCCGTGCCTGGAAGGTCGCAAGTGGCCGGACGGCGCCGCGTACGCCATCCACGACTACCTCGACCGCAACCCCAGCCGCGCCGAGAACGACGTCGCCAAGGCCCAGCGCCGCGAGCTGCGCGACCGCGAGCTGCGTGAGCAGGTACGCCGGCGCGACGCCGACCAGTGCCGCTACTGCGGCAAGGCGGTGCGCTGGAATGACCGGCGCTCGCCCGAAGGCGGTGTCCTGGACCACGTGCGACCGGACATCGCCGCCGGCGCGGATAACCTCGTCGTGGCCTGCCGGGGCTGCAACACACGCAAGGGCAAGCGCAGCCCGGAGGCGGCCGGCATGCGCCTGCGACCCTTGCCCGGACCTACGACAGAGACCCGACCTATCTACGACGGACCTACGACAGAGACCCGACCTATCTACGACGGACCTACGACGGATTCAGAACCGGATTTAAAACCGACCACTGATCGGACCCAAAACCGTTCTGAAACCGGCGACAGATCCGACGCAGGTCGACCACCACCCCGCGCAGACCCACTTAGCAGCGCAAACGGCACCCAGACCGGGCCTTGGCACGCCCAAAATCCGACCTACGACGGCGTCTCAGAACAGACCCGCAGCGCCGGTACTGACGGCCCGGGACGGGACGGGACGGGCATCCCTGAGGTAGTAGATCTTGCGTCCTCCGCACGGCTCGGGCCGCCCGGCACACGCCGCACGCCGGCCAACCCCAACCCGTACCTGAGATCCGCACTGACCGGGCCCCAGCCGGAAGAGCACGCAGGCCACCCAGCGGAGGACCAACCGTGAGCGCCGCCGCTGAACTGGTCGAACAGGCCCGGTTGGCGCTCGACGAACTGCGGCAGGCTTGGGCCTGGCTACAGCTGCTCGCCGAGCCCGGCCGCGACGGCTCCGACGCCACGGTCATCGACGACGGACGGGCCGAGTCCCTTGCCGCGCAGGGCATGCAGGCCCGGGCGTACCGCGAGTGGAACCTGCGTAACGGCATGACCGCGCTGCCGCCCACGCCGGCGTCGGCTCGGCTCGGCGTGCTCGACGCCCAGGCTGCGGTGCACACCATCGTGCTCGACCTCGCCGGCCAGGCCGCCGCGGCCGAGCAGGCCGTCTACGTCGGGCAGAGCGCCGGCGACCAGGCGGTGACCGACGCGCTGAGCTGGCTCGGCTACCGGGCGCTGGAGCACATCCGCGACGCCGAGCTGGCCGGTACGGTCGCAGCCGGGCTGCAGCGCGCCAACACCATCGCCCGGCAGGCCGCCCGCGTGCTCGGCGAGGAGCCGACCCAGCCGCTGGAGCAACGCTGCCCGGCGTGCGGCCGCCAGTCCCTGCAGCTGCACTACGACCGCGGCGACCTGGTCCGCTCGGCTGACGGCGAGCGTCCCCGCAACCGGTCGCGCTGGTACGCCGAGTGCGTGTCCCAGCGCTGCCGTTGCACCGTGGAGGGCTGCGGTTGCGGCATGCGCACCCGGGTGGCCGGGCGCCGTCACGCCTGGGCGTACGGCGAGCTGGCCGACCTATGGCGGGCGATCGAGCGCGCCCAGCTGCTGCGCCGCCGGCGCATCGACAGCCGGGCCGAGGGGCGCGGCTGGGGGATCCTCGGGGCATGAGCGCGCTGATCGTCAACGGACAACGGTGGTGGGACACCGCGCGCGCCTGCGCCCAACTGCGCGTCACGCCCGACCGGTTGCGCGACTGGGTGCGCCGGTCCAAGGCTGCCGGGCACACCACGCCGGCGACCTCGTGCGCCCGCTGCGCTGGAGGTGAGGGCGGCTTCCCGCACGTCGACCCGCCGGTGCGCCGCGGCCGGCTGGCCGGCTACGACGCCGACCAACTCCTCGATGCCGAGCTGCACACGGCGGCCTCGACACGCGGCAATCGGCGGCAGACTTGACGAACACGGTCACGATCACACACGCTTGCGCCAGCAGGTGGACTATGCCCGCATCCAGACGACCACGACGCCCCGCGGCCACAACGCGGGGCGTCGTGCTGTCCGGGACCGGGTGGCGTCAACGCCGCGGCGTTCCCTCCACAGACGAGCTGGGGATACGTCGGGCGAAGGCGCGGCCACGACGGTACGCATTGGCCCGAGCCGCGACCTGCGCGACCCACCTGCGCACACCATGGCCGGGCTGAAGGGCCGGCGCTGGGCGAACCTGTGCCAGCAGATCCGCCAGTCTTCCGACGTGCACGTGTGCCACTGGTGCCGCAGGATCATCGACCTCGACGCCGAGCCGCGCACGCGCTGGTCGTTCAGCGTGGACCACAAGGTGCCCAGGTCCAGGGGTGGTGCGCCGTACGAGCGCAGCAACCTGGCCACTGCGCACTACGGGTGCAACTCGAGCAAGGGCGCGAGGAGCATGAGCAGCAGGCCAAAGCGCATGTCGCGGGGCTGGCACTGACCGATCGGGCCACCGATTTTTTGATCACGAAGGCCGGATGACCCCACGCTCATGGCCTCCCTTTTTTTCTCCCCGGCAGGCCGCTGACCTGCGGAAATGGTCGCAATGACGCAAGATCGGGTCACTCGGATCGACGCGGCGATCAGCGATGTGATCGGTTCCCGGATCCGTGATCTGCGCGAATCGGCCGGTCTGTCGCGTGAGGACCTGGCCGTCGCCGCGCGCGAGGCCGGCGCGCCGGCGTCGCTGACCGGCACGGTCATCCGCTTCCTGGAGACCGGCCGGCCGGACAAGGACGGGCGGCGCACCCGCTACTTCGCCTTCGACGAGCTGCTCGGCGTGGCCGCCGGGCTCGAGGTGTCGCCGCTGGAGCTGCTCGGCGACCAGGCGGTGCACTTCGCCGGCGAGCAGGTCGCCGCCACGACGAGCTGCGCGAACTGCGGCGCCACGCCGGGCCCGGTCGAGACGACGGTGCGCACGGACCTGGCGCAGCTGGCCGCCGCCGAGCTGGAGCCCTCGCTGGCGCAGATCGCGTACGGGCTGGCCCGGGCCGTGGACGTCGCCGCGCTCGCCGGCGACGGCGCGCTGCCGCGGCTGACCCGCGAACTGCGGGCCTGCCTGGAGCAGATCGCCGCCGGCCGCCGCGGCCACGTCGACCCGGACCCGGACGCCGAAGACGAGCTCGACGGCCTTGACGAGCCGGACTGAAGACCGACGGCGGGCGGAGATCTACGCCTCCTACGGCCTGACCTGCCCGCCCCGGTACGCCACCCTGCGCAACCCGGACCGGCCGACGTACGGCGGCAAGGTGGCCCGCATCGCCGCCAAGCTGGGTACCCCGCTGATGCCGTGGCAGCGCTACGTCGCCGACACCGCCCTGGAAATCGACCCGGCCACCGGCACGTTCGCCTACCGCAAGGTGGGCTGCACGGTGCCGCGGCAGTCCGGCAAGACCTCGCTGATCCTGCCGGTGGCCTGCCACCGCGGGATGGCCTGGCAGTCCCAGCGCATCCGCTACGCCGCCCAGTCCGGCACCGAGGCCCGGCAGAAGTGGGAGGACGACCAGATCCCGCTGCTGGAGGCGGCCAAGTTCGTCCCGCAGCGGTGCCGCATCCGCAAGGCCAACGGCCGCGAGGCCATCATCTGGCGGGCCACCGGCAGCATCCACAGCCTGCACAACAACACCGAGAAGTCCGGCCACGGCAAGACCCTGCACCTGGGCCTGCTCGACGAGTACTTCGCCCAGGTCGACTACCGCATCTCGGCGGCCTGGTCCCCCGCGATGATCACCGTGGAGTCGGCGCAGTCGTGGTGGTTCTCCACCGCCGGCACCAGCAAGTCGGTGCCGATGAACACTGACCGGGAACGTGGCCGGAAGCTGGCCGAGTCCGGCGCGCCGACCCGCACCGCGTACTTCGACTGGTCGGCGCCTGAGGGTGCGGACTACACCGACCCGCGGGTGTGGCTGGGCTGCATGCCGGCGCTGTGCCCTCGCCCGCCGTGCCGCTGCTCCCCGCACTGGCGGCACACGGTCACCATTGACACGCTGCGCGCCGAGCTCGAGGACGCCCAGGGTGACGCGGCGCTCCTGGCGGAGTGGCTGCGGGCGTACATGAACTGGACGCTCGAGGACGACGACGTCGAGGCCGACCCCAACGTGCCGACTCTGGCCGAGTGGGACCTGCTCGCCGACGACCGGGCGCCCAGCGGCGACGTGCTAGCCATCGGCGTCGACGTGACCCCGCTGCGCGACCACGCCGCCATCGTCGCCGTCGGCGACGGCCCGGACGACGGCACCCCGCGGCTGGTGGTGCTCGACCACGGCGAGGGCGTCGCCTGGCTGATGCGCCGCATCCTCGAGCTGCGCGACGAGCTCAAGCCGGTGGCCTGGGTCATCGATGAGAAGTCCGGCGCCAACACGCTGCTGCAGCCGATGGAGCAGGCCGGCCTGACCCGGATGGGTAAGGACCCGCACCGCGGCGGCGTCTGGGTACCCACCGTCCCCGAGCTGGGCGCGGCCTGCGCGTCGTTCACCGACACCGTGCGCGCCGGCGGCCTGGTGCACCTCGGCCAGGACGAGATGACCCTGGCCCTCGCGGGCGCCCGCACCCGCCCGATCGGCGACGGATCCTGGGCCTGGGGTCGAAAGATCGCCTCCTCGGACATCTCGCCGCTGGTCAGCGGCTCGCTGGCGCTGGCCGCATTCACCCGGTTCCGGCACCTGGCCTTCGACAACTACGACGCGGCCGACAACGTCTGGTGAGGGAGGTCACGCGCGTGGGTTTCTGGCGTGACCTGGGACGTCGGCTCAGCGGCAGAGAGAGGCGCTACAACGGCTACTCGGCCAACTTCTCCAACCCGCCGATTCCGCCGCCCGGCGCCGGCGGCGCCTCGTTCTCCAGCATCGACCTGCGCCGCGCCGAGGCAAGCCTGCAGTCCGCCGCAGTGTGGTCCTCGACGAACCTGGTGGCCACCGTGCTGGCCAACCTGCCGTTGGACACCTACCGCCGCCAGCCCGACGGCACCGCCCAACCCATCGACAACCCGCCGCTGGTCGATGACCCCGGCGGTGAGGGCTACGGCGCGGCGGACTGGCTCTACCAGTACCTGATGTGCCGGCAGCTGCGCGGCAACGTCGTCGGGCAGCTGCTGGGCGCCGACCGGGCCACCGGACGCCCGACGCAGATCGTGCTGTACCACCCCGACGAGGCGTACGGCTGGCGCGACTACCAAGGCGTCCGGCACTGGACGGTCGCTGGCCGGGAGCTGAACGCGGCAGAAATGGCCACCTTGTTCCACCGCCGCGCGTACCCGATGCCCGGCTGCGTGATGGGAATGTCGCCGGTGGCGTACCACTTCGCCACGATCGGGCAGAACGTCGCCGCCACCCGGTTCGGCCTGCAGTTCTTCCTCGACTCCGGCCACCCGTCCTACGTGTACCGCAACAGCCTGGAGGAGATCGACCAGACCAAGGCGGCGGCGGTCAAAGAGCGCGTCATGGCCACCACGTACGGCCGTCGCGAGCCGCTGGTCATGGGCAAGGGCTGGGAGAAGCCCGAGCCGCTGCAGGTCAGCCCGGAGGACTCGCAGATGCTGGCCACCCAGGGCTACTCGGCCGCGGACTGCTGCCGGCTGTTCGGGCCCGGCCTGGCCGAGGTCCTCGGCTACGAGACCGGTGGCAGCCTGACCTACTCCACCCGGGTCGACCGGGCCACCGACCTGCTCACCTTCACGTTCGACCCGCACCTGACCGACCTGGAGCGGATGTTCACCGCCCTGCTGCCGCCGCGGGAGTTCGTCCGCTTCAACCGGTCGGCGCTGCTGCGGATGACCACCATGGAGCGCTGGCGGGTCTACCTGATGCAGCTGGCCACCAAGGCGCGCGTGATCAACGAGGTGCGCGACGACGAGGACTGGGCGCCGGTGCCCTGGGGCGACGAGCCGGTCGAGGTGGCCCCGATACCGGCCGGAGCCGGCGCAGACGACGGCAAGACGAAGGAGCCGCCGCGATGAAGACCAAGTCCGACCGGGCGTCGGTCGCCGGGATGGAGCGCCGCGCGTTCCCGGTGCGGCTGGAGGTGCGCGCGGCGGCGACCGCAGGCGGGCCCACCGTCGTCGAGGGATACGCCTCGGTCACCGACGAGCCCTACGAGATGTGGGACTGGTACGGCGCGTACACCGAGGTCATCCGGGCCGGCGCGTTCGCCAAGACACTGGCGGAAAACCCCGCCGTGCAGCTCCTGCTCAACCACGGCGGCCTGTCCATGGCCTACACCAAGGCGGGCAGCCTCACCCTGGCTGAGGACTCCACCGGCCTGCACATGCGCGCCGAGGTCAACCCGGCTCGCGGCGACGTGCAGGACATGCTCGCGGCGCTATCCGACGGCGCCGTCGACGAGATGTCGTTCGCCTTCCGAGTGCCCACCGGCAAGAGCATGTGGTCGCCGGACTACGACGAGCGGTCCATCGTCGAGGTCGACATGCACCGCGGCGACGTGTCCGTCGTCAACTTCGGCGCCAACCCGGCCACCGCGGTCGGTGTGCGCGCCCAGGACTTCGACCGGCTCGACGAGGCCGCCGCCCGCGAACTGTACGAGCGGCTCGGCGCCCGCCTGGCCGGCCAGGCCCCGCGAGGTGACGACCTCGCGCTGTACGAGGCCGAGCTGGCACTGCTCGGCTGACCTGCCTGCCACACCCCGACGCGCCGGAGCCTGCAGCCGGAGCGCGCCACCGCGCGCCACCACTGCCGGCCACCACTCGGACGGCCCCACGCAGGCGCGACCCAACCGTTTCCACCATCCGAGAGGGGATCTCCATGCTGGAGTTCCTGCGCAAGCAGCTGGAGCTGCTGCGCGAGAAGCGGGCCGCGCTGAAGGCCAACCTGGACGGCGTCATCGCCGCGCCCAAGGCCGAGCAGCGCGGCCTTAACGACGACGAAAAGACCAAGCTGGCGGAGGGCACGGCCGAGCTGCGAAAGCTCGACGGCGAGATCGCCGACACGGCCCAGCAGCTTCAGGAGCTGACCGAGGCCGAGCAGCGCGACCAGGCCGCCGGGCAGGTCCTCGCCGCGGCCGGGCAGACCGGCCAGCAGCGTGAGCAGGGCGGCGCCCGCGTCGTCGAGCCGCTGACCTACAGCCGCCACTCCGGGCAGTCGTACTTCCACGACCTGGCCAAGGGAACCCTGCGCGGCGACCAGGCGGCCCTGGAGCGGCTCAACCGGCACGCCGCCGAGCTGCGCGTCGAGCTGCCCGCCCGCGAGGTCCGCCGCGAGGCCCGCGCTCGCGCCCAGATGGACCAGATGGCGCTGGCCGAGCGATGGTCCGACCAGCAGCGTTCCTCGGCGTTCGAGACCCGGGTCAACCCCAACCGCACTGACGGGCAGGGTGGCTACTTCGTGCCGCCGCTGTGGCTGGTCGACGAGTACATCGAGCTGCCCAGGTTCGGGCGGCCGATCGCGAACGCGGTGCGCAACCTGGAGCTGCCCGGCGGCACCGACAGCATCAACCTGCCGAAGGTGTCCACCGGCACCGCCACGGCGGCGCAGACCGCCGACGGCGCGTCGGTTACCTCCACCGACATGACCGACACCAGCGTGTCGGCGTCGGTGTACACCGTGGCCGGCCAGCAGGACGTCGCCATGCAGCTGCTCGACCAGTCGCCGGCGCCCGGCTTCGACACGGTCGTGTTCTCCGACCTGCTCGCCGACCTGGCGGTGCGCCAGGACGTGTACGTCATCAACGGCTCGGGCTCCAACGGCCAGCCCACCGGCATCCTCAACGTCAGCTCGCCCAACGCCATCACCTACACCGACGCGGACCCGACGCTGCCGGAGATGTGGGTGCCGTGGATCAAGTCGGTGTCGCAGATCGCCAGCAACCGCAAGATGCCGGCCACCGCGACCTTCGTCATTCCGGCCATCTGGTACTGGGCGGCCAGTCAGCTGGACACCACCAACCGTCCGCTGATCATCCCGGAGCAGGGCGGCCCGTTCAATCCGATGGCACTGCAGACCGGCGCCGAGGCCGAAGGGCCAGTCGGCCGGCTCACGGTCGGCACGCCGGTGATCCTCGACGGGAACATCCCGACCAACCTGGGCGGCGGCACCGAGACGCGCATCATCACCCTGCGCACGCCGGACCTGTACCTGTGGGAGGGCGCCATCCAGACCCGGGTGCTCACCGAGGTGCTCTCCGGCACCCTGCAGGTGCGCTTCCAGGTCTACCGGTACGCCGCGTTCATGGGTAACCGGCTGCCGAAGGCGATCTCGATCGTGTCCGGCACCGGCGTCATCCCGACGTCCGGATTCTGATCCCGAACCGGTGGGCGACCCCCGCGTGGGCCCGCCCACCGGCCCATCCGGACATCACCCGAGAGAGGAGACGGATCAGATGGCCCACGACCTGCTCGCCGAGCTGGACGGGTACCGCGCCGAGCTGGACGGTTACGAACGTTCCGGCCGCACGGCCCGCACCGAGGCTGTGCGTGGCGAGATCGACCGCGTTACCAAGCAGATCGCCGGCGAGGTGGAGAAGCTGAACGCCCAGGCCGACAACCACGAGGAGGCCGGCCAGGACGTGCTGGCCGCCCAGGCGCGGGTGCAGGCCAAGCGGCTGCGCCGTGCACTGGCCGCCGAGCAGCTGCCCGGCGGCGAGGACACCGCCGACCGGATGCCGCGGCAGACCGCTACGACCAAGCGGAAGGGGTCCTGACGTGCCACTGGTGAGGGGCCGCTACCCGGTCACCAACCCGGCCTGGAGCCTGGGCGGCAGCCCATCTGGGGTGTACCGGGAGAACATCAGCCGCCTGCAGGCGGTGTCCAACATGTCGGCGCTGACCACTCAGGTCATGCTGTCCACGCCGATCCACCTCGAGGCCGGTGACGTCATCACCAGCCTGACGTTCCTGTCCGGCGCCACCGCGGCGAACACGCCGACCAACTGGTGGTTCGCCCTGTACGACGACTCGTCGACGCCGGCGCTGGTGCGCCAGACCGCCGACCAGACGACGGGGGCTTGGGCGGCCAACACCGCCAAGACCGTCGCGCTCGCCTCGACGTACCTGGTGCCCCGCTCGGGCGTCTACTACGCCGCGATCATGGTGAAGGCCACGGCGGTGCCCACCCTGGCCGGGGTCACGCTGGAGAACGCGGCCGCCGCCGGCGCGGTCGTGTCCGGACAGAAGGTGCTGGCGCAGACCTCGGGCAGCTCGCTGACCGACACGGCGCCGGCGACGATCGCGACGCCCACCACGGTGGCCAACGTCCCGTACGTCGCCGCCACGTAGAAGCTGCGTGGCCTCGGTGGCGCAGGGTGTGGTGGCCTGACCCGCCGCCGAGGCCACGCAATCGATCTACACCATAACCGTCATTATCGCTACATTTAAATATGGGCATAACAGGACATTCCGGGGGGTGAGCGGTGACCGCCACCGGATACGCCAACGACGCCGTCGTCGTCGAGGTCAACAACGAGACCGGCGACGTCACCCTCACCCCGGAGGACGTCGGCGCCGCCCCCGCCCTGCTGCTGGTGCCCGAGCCGGGCCGGCGTTGGTTCCTCACCGACGACCCGTTCAACGGCACCTTCACCGCTGGCCTGCAGGCCGGCGACCGGTTCACCTACCCGGTCGGTCACGCCAGCGCGCGGGAGACCTACCGGTGGTCGGGCGCGGCCTGGGTGTTCGAACAGATCATCGCCGCGCAGCCGGCGGCCGCCGACGCGGTCGTGCAGGGCCTGGGGTCGGCCTGGACCAACCTGACCAACCTGAACGCCAACGCCGCGCACTGGGCCACCCACAACGCCCAGGTGCGGCTGATCGACGGCGGCACCGCCGCCGAGCTGTCCGGACGGCTGACGCTCACCGGCACGGTCAACTCGGGCACCGCGTGGGCGGTCATCCCGGCCGGCTACCGGCCGCTGTTCGAGATGAAGATCTCCGCCCGCTCGGCCGGCACCGGCGCCACCGGCAACACCGTCACCATCGGCACCGACGGCAGCGTCTCGTTCGGCGCCAGCCTCAACTCCGGCGCCGAGCTGCCGCTGGACAACATCCGGTTCCGGGTGACCGAATGACCGACGAGTACCCGCAGGGCTCCACGGCCACCCTGCTGGCCCAGTTCTACGCCTACGCCGGCGGGCCGGCGGCGGACGTGTCCGGGCTGACCGTCACCATCACCCCCTCCGGCGGCGGCGCCGCGGTGGTCGGCCCCACCGCGGTCGGGATCGTGCACGAGGCCACCGGCCTGTACTCCTACCCGTGGGCGATCGACGCCGACGAGACCGTCGGCACGTACGTGGTGCTGTGGGAAGCCACCGGCGACGTGTCGGCCTCCGAGGTCGTGTACGTGCGCGACGCCACCAACGTCGCGCTGGCCACCCTGACCGAGGTCAAGGCGCACCTGAACATCCCCACCGGCACCACCACCCACGACACCGAGCTGCGCGCGGCGATCCTGACCGCCTCCGACATCGTCGAGGGCATCGTCGGCGCGGTCGCCCAGCGCACGGTGAGTGAGACCTACTCCGGGCGCGGCCAGCCCGGCCTGGTGCTGCGCACCCAGCCGGCCATGTCGGTCACCTCAGTCACCGTCGACGGCGTCGCCCTGGCCGCCTCGGGTTACCGGCTGGCCGACTCCGGGGTGCTCTACCGGGTGGCCGGATACGCCGACCTGCCCTGGCCGTGCGGCCGGGAGAACATCGGCGTGGTGTACGTGGCCGGGCGGCCCGGCACCCCGCCCGGCGTGCTGGATGGGGTCAAAGAACTGGTGCGCATCAACTTCCGACCCCAGCTGGGCGGCAACTACAGCCCGTTCGACTCCGGCTCCGCCGACGACTTCGGCCCCGGCGCCGGCGTCATGCGGCTCGGCTTCTTCGTCCCGAACAAGATCGTGGCGAACCTGCAGCGGCACGCCGACCCGGGCGGGTTCGCCTGATGGCCACCTCCAGCATCCCGGCCGCGATCGACTACCTGGTGACCCAGGCCCGGGCGCTGCCCGCGTTCGCCGCCCCGGTGGTGGTCTGCGACGGCTGGCCCGACCAGCGCGCCGACGCCGGCCTGGTCGTCGGGCTCACCCCGGAGGACCCGGACACCGTCGGCGAGCCGTTCCACGCCGAGGTCGGCGCGCAGACCCAGTGGGAGGTCTACGACATTCCCTGCCTGCTGTGGGCCCGGATCGGCGGCAGCGACATGCAGGCTGCCCGCAACGCCGCGTTCGCGCTGTTCAACGCCCTGGACTCCTTCCTGCGCGCCAACCGGACGCTGGGCGGCGCGCTGCACTCCGGCACCGCGCTGATGACCGGCGTGCGCATCGAGCAGTCCGCCACCGCCGCCGAGGCCGGCGACGGGCGCACCTGCAAAGTCCGGTTCGTCGTGCGCTGCAAAAACCGCTCCACCGCCTGAGGAGGCCCGCCGCCGTGAAGGTCCGCTCCCCCTACGACGAGCCGGTCGACCAGCCGTGGCTCGGCCGGGTGGTCAACCCCGGGCAGGTCGTCGACATCCCCGCCGACCTGCTGCCCAACTTCGTGGCCGCCGGATGGAAGCCGGCCGACCCCGAGGCCAGCAAGGCCGCCAAGGAACTGGATGCGGCCGCATCGACCGACGCGCCGGCCGCCGGCGCCACGCAGGAAGGCTGATCGATGGGCGTCCCCAGCGGTCTGGGCTCCAGCTTCGGGTTCGTGCCGGAGGTCACCTACGGCACGTACGTGGCCCCGACGAGGTGGATCGAGTGCTCGCAGCCGCAGCTGCGCAAGGTGAAGAACACTGTGCAGGGCGGGGCGATGGCCGCCGGCCGGTACGGCCGGCGCGGCTCCATGCGCAACGTGACCAGCAAGGCCGGCGGCGGCACCCTCACCACCGAGGTGTTCAACAAGCGGATGGGGCACCTGTTCAACGGGCTGCTCGGCGGCACCGTGACGCCCACCCAGCAGGGCTCCACCGCCGCCTACCTGCAGACCCACACGCTGGGCGACTCGACCGGCAAGTTCTACACCATGCAGGTCGGCGTGCCGGATCTGGGCGGCACCGCCCGCCCGTACACCTTCCTCGGCTCGAAGATCACCGCCATCGAGTTCTCATGCGGCGTCGACGAGAACCTCACCGCGGCGGTCACCGTCGACGCCCGCGACGTCACCGAGGCCGAGACGTTGGCCGCGCCCAGCTACGCCACCGGCGTGGAGGTGTTCCACTTCGGCCAGATGGGCGTCAAGCTGGGCACCTACGACTCCGAGGCGGCCATCCAGGGCGTACGGCGGATGACCCTGCGTATCGAGCGGCCGCACCGCACGGATCGGTTCTACGCCAACAACTCCGGCCTGAAGTCCGAGCCGGTAGTCAACGACTACATCAACGTGTCCGGCACCATCGAGGCCGACTACATCACCAAGGCCGACCTGGCCGACCGGTTCGCCGCCGACACCTCCACCGCCTTGGTGTGGGAGTTCATCGGTCCGACCATCGAGTCGCCGCACACTGAGGTGTTCCGCATCCGCGTCCCGATGATCTTCCTGGATGGGGACACCCCCGCCGTGGACGGACCGGACGTGGTCACCGGCCCCTACAACTTCGTCGGCCTGGACGACGGCACCAACGCCCAGGTGTCGCTCATCTACATGTCCGCCGACACCACCCTGTAGCCGTGGCCGTGCAACAGGTGGCCGGGCCCAGCCCCCAGCGCATCGCCGTGGCCTACCGCCGCGGCGCCAAGCAGGTGCCGGCGGCCATCCGCCGCGGCTTCCAGCGCGCCCTCGCGCCACTGGACGCCGAGGTCGCCTCCCAGGTCGACGACAAGTTCCCGTCCGGGTACGCGCCGGTGTTCAACGCCAGCCGAAAGGTCACCATCAGCCTGCGCGAGCACGGCGCGCAGGTGACCGCCGAGGCGCGCATCTACGCCACCGGCCAGACCGACCGGCGCAAGGTCACCGACCTCAACCGTGGCCTGCTGCGCCACCCGCTGTTCGCCCGCCGCGCCCGCTGGTACGCCCAGGCCATCCCGGCTGGCTTCGGCGACCAGGCCGTGCAGGCCACCCAGCCGGGCATCAGCCGGGCCATGAACGCCGTTCTGGACAACATCGAACAGACCCTGACGGGAGCGTGACCGCGCCAGTGCCGAAAACCCAGATCGCCAAGATGCGGCACCGGCTGTGCCCGGCCGACCGGGACACCTACGGCGACCCGCCCGGCTCCGACGGCTGGGTGATCTTCGACCCGGACGCGCTGTGCGACCTGCCCGGCTCCAAGCTGTCCGAGATCGAAAACACCACCGGGTTCCTGATCGCCATGTTCTGGGTGCCCACCCAGCGCTACAGCGCGCTGGGCATGCGCGTCGAGGTGTGGCTGGCCCGCCGGCTGGCCGGCCTGGTCGACGTGTGGAACGCGTTCGACCCCAAGGTCATGCAGATGGAGTCCGAGAAGATCGACCCGCCTGCCGGCGGTGATGCCGACCCCCCGGCGCCTGGCTCGCCGCCTGGCTCGCCGGCCGCCCCGTAGCCGCCGCCTACCGCGAGGTCGAGCCGCACTTCACCTACGAGGCCGGGCTGCCACCCCGCGAGACCCGGCTAATGTCACCGGCCGACATCCGCGGCCACCTGCTGTGGCGCCACCAGCAGATCCAGCAGCGCCAGCTCACCGACCAGCAGGGGAGGTGACCGCGGGTGGCCGAAGAGCTGCGGTACAAGTTCACCGGCGACGGCGGCTCGCTGGCCCGCACGTTGGCCGACACGGCCGACAAGGCCGACAAGGCCGGCGACGCGCTGGACGACCTGGCCGCCGACGCGGCCAAGCTCGACACCGAGATCGCCACCCTGCGCACCTCGATGCGCGACACCGCCCGCGACATCGCCCGCACCGCCGACGAGGCCGAACGCAAGAACCTGTTCAAGGTGCTGGCCCAGCAGAAGCGGCAGATGGGCCGGGTGGTCCGGGCCCGCGACCTGATCGACTTCACGCCGGAGGAAGTCACCAAGCTCGGCGCGCGGATGGCCGCCGCGCTCGGCGAAGGTGTATCCCGCGCAGGCGGGCCGATCGCCGACGCGCTGGGCAATGTGTTCGGCGCGCTGCCCCCGCAGGCGCAGGCCGCGATCGGCGCCGGCGTCGTCGCCGCGGTCGCCGCCGCCGCGCCGGCCGCCGCCGCGGTCGTCACCGGAGCCGTCTCCGGCGGTATCGCCGCCGGCGGTGTGGCCGCCGGGGTGGCCCTGGCCGCCCGCGACGCCCGGGTCAAGGCCGCCGCCGAAGGCCTGGGCGACACCATCCTGGACGCCCTGGCCCGCTCCGCCGCGCCGGCCTTCGTGCCTCCGGTGCTCGACGCCATCGCCACCATCCGGGTCGAGGTCCGCGACCTGGACGACGAGCTGGACGACATGTTCGGCGCCGCCGCCCGCAACGTCGACCCGTTCGTGCGAGGGCTGGTCGGCGGCGCGAAGGCCGCGCTGCCCGGCTTCACGGAGGGCCTGGAACGCTCGCACGTGGCCGCTGAGGCCTTCGCCGACGGGATGATCGAACTAGGTGACGCCGTCGGCGACTCCATCGCCCTGATCTCGCAGGCATCCGCCGGCGGGGGGCAGGCCATCGAGGACCTGTTCGTCATCCTCGAGTTCGGCGTGCGCTCCATCTCCGCCATGATCACCGGGCTGACGTTCCTGTACGAGGCGCTGCGGTTCGTCACCGGCGGCGCGGCCGCCCAAACTGAGATCATCTCCAAGCATGCGGTCGCCGCGGCCGACGCCAAGAACCCGCTGGACGGGCTGGCCGAGGCATTCCGGGGCATCGGCGAGGAGCAGGGTGAGGCCGCCGACACCGCCCGCGAGTTGGACGAAGCCTGGGACGACCTGTTCAACAACACGATGTCCGCCGACCAGGCCCTCGTGCGCTACGAGGAGTCGTGGGACCGGCTGATCGAAGAGCTGAACACCGGCAAGAAGACTCTCGACCTGGGCACCGAGGCCGGCCGGAACAACATGAACGCGGTGCTAGACCAGATCGAGGCGATCAACGGGCTGCGTGAGGCGGGGCTGATCAACGATCAGCAGTACGAGGACCACCTCGGAACGCTGCAGGCCACGCTGATCAAGCGCGGGTTCGAAGCCGCCGCGGTGCAGCGGATCATCGACAAGTATCGCAACATCCCGTCCCAGGTGCAGACCCTGCTGAAGAACAACGCGGTGCCGGCGACGTCGCGGGTCGAGGAGTACATCCGCAAGCTCGGCGACATCCCCAGCACCCGCACCGTGACCATCATCCAGCGGCTGGTCCAGAAGGGTGTGCGCATCGCCGGGCTGACCGGCCCGGGCGGTGTCACCGCGTTCAGCAAGGGCGGCGTCGTCGAGGGCCCCGGGCCGCGCGGCGTCGACTCGGTCCCTGCGTTGCTGGCCCCGCGTGAAGGTGTGCTCACCGAGGCCGGGCTTGAGCGGCTCGGCGGCCCGCAGATGCTGCATGCCCTGAACAAGGGCCTGCCGTTGCCGGCCTCGGCGCCAGCCCGATCGAGCGGTCCGCGCCCCCTGCTCGGCGCCCGGGCCACCACGAGCAGCGCCGATCTGACCGCGCTGGCGCAGGCGTTCGCCCGAGCGGTGCGCGACGAGCTGCGCGGCGTGCAGCTGGCCGTCAACGTCGACTCCCGGCGCGTGGGCGAGGCGCAGGCCAGCGACGGGTACCGCAAGGCCCGAGGAGAGCACTAAGCCGTGGACACCTGCGCGTTCGTCGACTCGATCGGCGAGGTGTACGACGACGTCACCGACGCGTTCGGCGGCAGCGAATCCAGCACCTGGGGAACCACCGACACCGGCCAGGCCTGGTCCAACGACGGCGGAAGCGCCAGCGACTACTCGGTCGGCTCCGGCACCGGATCGCTGTCCCTAGGCTCGGTGGCGGTTTCCCGCCGCCCACACCTGGCCGGAGTCAGCGTCGCCGACGCCGACTCCACCGTCACGATCACCGTGCCCGCGTTGGCCACCGGCGCGTCCATGTCCGTCGGAGTCACCCACCGCTACGCCGACAGCAGCAACCACCTGCGCGCCGAGCTGGTCTTCCAGACCACCAACGACTTCATCATCCGGCTCGTGCAGGCCTCCACCAGCGGCGGTGCGCAGATCATGGCCAGCTCCGCCGCCATATCCTCCTACACCGCGGCCAGCAGCTGGAAACTGCGCGCCCAGATCATCGGCCGCCGCTACCGGGCCAAGGCATGGGCGGCGGCCGACCCGGAGCCGGCCGACTGGAACGTCACCGGCCTAGTCACCGACGCCGCCGTGGTCGCCGCCGCCGACGCGGTCGGAATCCGCGCCATCCGCGAGACCAGCAACAGCAACGGCACCGTGGCGTTCCTTTTCGACGACTTCACCGTCTCCAGCCCCAGCCAGATCCGCCTCGATCTCAACGACGGCACCACCTGGGGCCTGGACTACCAGGGCACCAGCCTCGACCCGCCGCCACGCAAGTACGTACGCGCCGGCGGGCTGATGAGCCAAGGGGAGACCATCCCCGCCGGCGCGTACGCCAACCGCACCTTGCGCCTGTCGCTGGGCCTCAACGCCACCAGCCTCGACGACATCGCTACGAAGATCCAGCAGCTGCAGCGCGAGCTGGACCGAACCAGCAACGTGCTGCTGTGGCAGCCCGCCGGCGCCACCCACCCGGTCTACTTCCGCACGCTGTGGTCGGCCGACCAGCAGATGCAGGTGTTCCCCGGCGACGGCCTCTACCGGGAGATCCGGCTCGAGATGCAGGCCGAGCCGTTCGCGTACGGGCTGCTGCAAACCCTGGACACGGCAACGGTCACCAACAACCCGGCGTCCAGCTGCTACTTCGACCTGGCGGCCGCCGACATCATCGGCGACGTCGAAACCCCGGCGATCATGACGTTTGCGTACGCCGGCGTGGAGGACATGGGCCCCACCGCGGTCGGGGTCCGCCGCCACGGAACCCCGTCGCTGATGCCCACCACGCTGCAGTGCGAGGCCATGACCGGCGGCACCGACACCACCATCCAAGCCAACGACGCCGTGATGTCCGGAAGCGGCCAGAACTACATGCGGTGCACCTACGCCACCGTGGCCGCGACCATGACGGTGCGGCTGACCAGCTCGACGTTCCCGTCCACCCCCGGCGAGGACGTGCGAGGTACGTACCGGGCGTTCCTGCGCTACCGCAAGTCCTCCTCGAGCAACCCCATCAACGTGCAGCTGGGCTGGTCGTTCGGCTCCACCTCGGCCAGCAACCGTGAAGTCGCCCTCGCCTCCACCACCGACCGCCGCTGGGTCGACCTGGGTCTGCTCACATATCCGTTCGGCGCCGACCCGATCCACGACCTGTCCGGGGTGGAAATCCCTGCCCGCGGCGGCGTCATCACCATCTCCGCCCAACGAACCAGCGGGTCCGGCAACACCGACTTCGATGCCATCGTCCTGGTGCCCGCCGACCCGGCCGACGGCTACTGCCTGGTCACCTGGCCCACCTCGTCGGGCCCCACGCTCGCCGTCCTGGACGGCAACCGGGAGACCATCTACAACCTCGGCGGATCCGCCGAGGTGTACCCGCGCGAGCTGCCCAACGTCCGCGGCGTCTTCCCGCACTTGACCCCGAGCCAGGATCACCGCATCGTCGTGCTGCTCAATGCCGGCGGCGGCTCCAGCAGCGACGACATCACCGACACCGTCGACGTGACCGTCTCGTACTACCCGCGCTACCTGCTCGTACGTCCGGCCACGACATGAGCATCCCCATCCCGCTCGCGGTGCGGATCAGCAACTCGCGCACCGACGTGCACGTCACCCGCCACGTCAGCGACCTCGTCTACCGCGAAGTCGCCAAGGGTGGCTACTCGTACTGCACGTTCAGCCTGCACCGCTCATTGCTCTGGCAGCCCGACGAGCTGCAGTACTACTCGCGGGTGTACGTGTACGACGGCTCCGGCTCCGTCGTGTGGGAGGGCCGGCTGGAGGACCTGGGCCCGGAGGCCGGCTCCAACGGGCACGTGTGGCGCGTCACCGCGATGGGCCCGTCCGCGCACGCATCAGACATCACCCAGCCGCGCATCTGGGTGGATCGCGACCTCAGCCGCTGGATCAAGGCCCGGTCGGCGTCGCTGGAGCAACAGACCACCACGGTGTCCGCCGGCGACGATCCGGGCGGCTCCGGCGCCGAATCTCTGGTCCTCAGCTTCCCCACGTCGATGACCGTGCCGACCAACGGCGCCTGTACCAGCTACTACCTGTACATCGAGTACGCCGGACAGGAGCTGGCCGTCCTGTACTACGCGTGGGACGCCGGCCTGACCTCCGCCGACTGGCGGATCCGTGGCTTCTCTTCCGGCAGCACGGTGGTGCGCACCCAGTCCGCGTCCACCGCCGGTGGCGCCGCGGCCGCCGACGTCGTCACCACCGACTTCTCCGTCGGTGACAACCGGCCGCTCGTGCAGTTCCGCTGGGAAGGCGCCGCGTCCGGGACCGGCACCGGCGACATCGTCTGGGCCAGCATCAAAACCTTGGTCGTACGCGCCATCACCTACAGCAAGAGCGGCTCGAAAATCACATCCGGCTACTCCTCGGCCGACATCACCATCCTGGCCTCCGACGTGGTCGCGGACCTGCTCGGCTGCGGGATGCTCGACGAATACGACGGCGCCAACGCCGAGATCGACACGACCAGCTACGCGATCACTCAGCTGGCCGAGCCGGAAGGCACCACCGCCGCGGCTGTCCTCGACCAGCTGATGGAGTTCGAGCCGGCGTACCGGTGGGGCGCGTACGAGTCCAACTCAGCTGGCAAGTACCGGTTCCGCTGGGTGCTGTGGCCCAGCCAGATCCGGTACGAGGCCACCACCGTCGATGACTTCAGCTCGCCGGCCAGCGCCGACCAACTGTGGAACGCCTGCCGGGCCTTCTACACCACCACCCTGGGGCTGCAAAGCGTACGGGTCACCTCCACCGTGCCCGAGCTGGACGACGCCGGGTTGACCCGCGAGGCGTCGATCACCCTGCCGCCCGGGTCCACTTCGACTGACGCGACCCGCGCTGCGGAAGAGTTCCTCGAAGAGCACGCCCGGCCGCCGGCCGCCGGCACACTGAAGATCGCCCGGCCGGTCTTCGACCGGATCCTGGGCCGATGGGTGCAGCCGTGGCAGATCGCGGCCGGCGAGCTGATCTCCGTGCGGGACGTGCAGCCCACCGCCGCCTCGCTGACAGCCACCGCCCGCGACGGTCTTCAGGTGTTCCGCATCGCCTCCCGCGAATACCGGACCAGCGACGCGGCCGCCACGCTCGAGCTCGACGAGTACTCGCTGTCCACCGCCCGCGCGCTGGCCGCCGCGGCTGCCCCCCGCCGCAAGGGCAAGATCGGCCGAAGGAGGCTGTGATGGTCTGGCACCTCAACCGCGCCCTCACCAACCTGCGCGCCGAGGTCAACGCCCGGTGGCCCAACCGGGACCGCACCAGCGACGGCACCATCGGCGACGCCGCCCACCAGGCCACCAGCAGCGACCACAACCCCGACCTGGACGGGTCGGTCGACGCCTGGGACATGGACATCGACGGCGTCGACGTCTGGCACATCATCGAGCGTTTCGAGCAGCACGAGGCCGCCCGCTACTGGATCTACAACCGGCAGATCGCCAGCCGCTCGAACGGCTGGAAGCGGGAGCGCTACACCGGCGCCAACCCGCACGACAAGCACGTGCACTTCAACACCCGCGAGGGCTTCGAGGACTCGGACGACTCGTGGGGCATCGGCGAGGAGGACGACATGCCCACCGCGAAAGAGTTCGTCGACGAGCTGCTCGAGCGGGAGCTGCCGTCGGAAACGCTCGGCACATTCACCGTCGGCGACCACCTCAAGGGTGGCCGGCTGGCCGCCCGCGACGTTGCGGCGTTGCGCGCCGAGCTGGTCGCCCGCGACGTCGCGGAACGGGCCCGTGACGCAGGCACCGCCGAGCTGCTCTCCCAGGTGCTCGCGGCCGCCGGCAATCCGCTGTCTGACGAGCAGTTCGCTCAGGCGCTCGACGCGCTGCGCGCTGCGGCCGCCGGCGCGGCCGAGACCGCTGTGTCCCGGATCGAGGCGAAGCTGGCCGCGGCCGCGCGCGCCGAGGCCGACGCGCTCGGCGGCTGAGGGCGGGCCAGTGCGTGACCCCCGAGAAGATCGTCCCGCTGCTTCGAGACCTGGCGACGCTCGGGGTGGGCGCGTACACGTTCCACTGGTCGGTGACGCACGGGGCGAACCTCGGCGCGATGTTGACCTCGGCCGCCGTGATGCTTGGTCCGACGGGTATCGCGCTTTTGGCCTCCTGGTTCGGTACCCCGGCCAGCCAGCCGTCGCCGCACTCGGCGCCGCAGGCGCCGTCGGCGCCCTTGCGGTCGCCGTCGCCTCCCGCGGCTGGTGAGCCATGAAACGACAGCCGCTCGGCTACTCCATCGCCGCAATATTCCTGACGCTGCTCGTCGCGATCCCCTCGGGCTACTGGTACACCAACCAAGTCCAGCGCGAGTCGGAGCGCCGCCACCAGCAGCTGGTGCGCGAGTCGGAACGCAAATGGTGCGACCTGCTGGACATCCTCACCGGCGGGCCGTCGCCGGAGACCGACCGCGGCCGCGTAATCGCCGACTTGATGCGCACCCTGCGCGAGCAGTTCGGCTGCTGACCCGCCGCCAATCGACCGAGGAGGTCGGCCCCCATGCCCACCACCTATCCGCCCTCAGCGACCGCTGACGCCCGCAACCGGGCCTGGCGCACGTTCGTGCAGGGCCTACTCGTCGACATCGTCCTGGCGATCGCCGGAGGGCTTTCGCTGGTGCTGTCATCGCCGGACTTCGCCTGGACCGGGGCGTACTGGACCGCCGTAGGCCTCGCCCTGGCCAAGACCACCCTGACGACGATCGTGGCGTACGTGATGCGCAAGGCCGCGCCGCCGGCCGTCTCGTGACAGCGCCAGACCTGTCCCTTGTCCAGGAGCTGCAGCGGCAGATCGACGAGGCGCGGACCCAGACCGAACAGGTACGTGTCTCCACCCGCGCCGACGTCGAGCGCGAGCTGGCCGGCCGGCACGCCGACGAGCTCGCCCGGCAGGACCAGAGCTCCCGGCTGGAGTCGCGGCGGCGGCTCGCCCAGGAGCTACGCCAGAGCCACGTTCTGGACGACGTGCTCGCCGTGCTGCAGGACCCGAACGGTGGTGCGCCCAGGGCGCGCGCGGAACGCATCGTCGCCATCCTGGCCGGCCGATTCGAGCCACCGGCGGAAGAGGTCGCGCGCGTAGCCAGCCGGCCCTAGTCACGCCCGGTGCTGGTGGTCCGGGTCGCGGACCTTCTTCCGGCAGTCCCCGGTGTGGCACCGCCAGTGGATGCAGGCAGTCCCGCAGACCTCGCACGGTGACCAGCACTGAGCCGGGCCCGGGTGCCCGGCCGGGCACGTCGCCGGCGGCTCGAAGATCCAGCCCCACCGTTTGCCGACCCTGATCCGCACCAGCCGCGCCACCCGAACAACTGTACGACTCGCACTGTTCCCCCCGCAGAAGAGCGCCCCTCCGCCCCCCTCGGGCGGAGGGGCGCTCTTCGTCTCCCCTCAGGCCGGATCCTGCCGGCGCACCGCATCGAGCCAGCGGATCAGCACCTCGATGGTGTCGAGGTCGGTGAACCGGGCGAAGTGGCGCACGTACCGCTCGTCGCGCTCGTCGAGGTCCACGCCGCGCAGCGCCTCCCGCAGCTTCGCCTCCTTGGCGCGCTCACCCCGGCTGGCCACCCCGTCAGCCCGCAAGAAACTGGATATCGAGGCGCTTCCACCATGGCAACGCGCGCTCGGCGCGGATGACACGGTCGTTGGCGTCGAGGTACGCGTCGGTCTCTTCCGTGCCGCCGGCGGTAGCCGCCAGGGCCTTGATGGCCTCGCGCAGCTCGGCGCGGGCGATGTGGTCTTGGTCGCTGAACAGCTTGAGCATTGTCGTCTCCTTCACCGGGCGCGTCGAAGGTGGAGGCCGGCGCCGACCAGGACGAGGCCAGCGACCAGGTTGCCTGCGCCGATGACCAGAACGCCGAGCGTGCCGCCGAGGGAGGCACCCAGCGCCGTGAAGCCGGTGGCGCAGGTGAGGGCGGAGGTTGCGAGGCGGATGATCTGCGTCGTGTTCATCGTCGTCCTCCCTGGAGCGGGGCTTCCTCTTTCGCTCCGAACATTACCCTAGGGTGATAGATTCGTCAACACCCTAGGGTGTTCGGATTATGCCACCCTAGGGTAATGTCTGGCTCATGGATAAGAGTGCTGTGGAACACCTCGCCAAGCAGATCGCTCGGCTGACCAAACTGGCCCCGATCGAGCGGGCCCGGCTGGCCCGCGACCTGGTCGACGTTGCGAAGACCACGCTGGCCGCGGCCGGCGACGCTGCCGTCGCCGAGGCGGTCGCTGGCAGCTCGTACGCCGAGGTCGCCGCGGCCTTGGGCGTGTCCACCTCGGCGGTCAACAAGGCGGTCAGCCGACACCGGGCTCGACCCGCCGTAGGCAGTGTGGACTAGCCACGCCCTCACTTCGACCGCGCATCCTCGTGCAGCACGTGCAGCTTGTTGAAGATCCACCGGCCGGTGCGCAGTCGGCGGCCGGTGCCCTTGCATCGCGGGCACCGGCGAAACGCCCGGCCGGTCGGCGAGCGCCGCTTGCCGCTGCCCGCGCACCGGCGGCAGTTCGCGTACGGCCAGAACCAGCAGGCGATCACGTAGCAGATCGCCCACGCCAGCCCGGCCACCGTCAGGTAGAAGGCGCCGCGGGTCGGGTCGCCCTGCTGTGTAGCGGTAGCGGCGCTCAACCACACCGGATGTGCCTCCTGACGGGGGTAGCGGGCCTGCCTGCCGGCGTGCCGCTACGCGCTACACGGCCGCGTCGGCGCAGGTCAGCGTGCGCGCAGGCCGTAGCGGGGGCTGTAGCGCAGCCGCTACGCCTACCTCGGTGTCCGCTACACCGATTCATCGATCCTCCTCGCTGGTTCGACGCTCCAGTGCGCGGCGCAGCGCGGCCAGATGCACGCCCTTGAGGACCTTGTTGTCGATGCGGACGTTCTTGCTCTCGATGCCCAGGTTCAGCGAGCGCAGCGTGTTGGAGATCGCGTCCGGGGTGGCGTTGGCGTACCGCTCGGGCAGCTGGTCGGCCATGCGCTCGGCCAGCTGCTGCCACGACAGAGCGGTCTCGGACGGCAGGAACGCATCGAGAGCATCCGCGAGCGGATCGCGTGCCTGCGCGCCGACCGTCTCGCCGCCGGCCATGCCGTCGAGCAGGCCGGCCCGCTCGCGCATCCGGCGCGCGGCGTGCAGGATCTTCTCGGCGTCCTGCCCGTCGGCCAGGTAGGTGCGCACGGTGGCGTTGGGCACCGGGGCGTCGTAGAGGATGCCGACGCCGCGGTACTCGTCGCCGGAGGGCAGCGCGCTGGAGTCGTAGCCCTCGGAGTAGGCGCCGCCACCGAGCACCAGGTCAGAGACCTGCCAGGCGCCCGTCTTGAGCGCAAAGCGGGTCAGGTGGTTGTCGCGGAAGTCCGTGAACAGCTTGGCCACCTTGCCGGTGGAGCCGATCCCAGACGGACGCTGAGTGGAGTCCAGCAGGATGACGCCGACCGACGGCCCGACCTTGACCAGGAAGACCAGCAGCTCGGCGATCTCCCGGTCGGTCTCCTCGTCGCCGGTGTTCAGGTACTCCTGGAACTCATCCAGGACGATCACCCAGACGGGCATGCGGTAGCGCGGGTTGCGGGCGATGTCCCTGGTCAGCTTGCCTTCCGGGCACACGTCGGTGGGCAGCTCGGACAGGCGGGCGTTGCGCTGCAGGACGTCGCGCTTGGCGGCGCGCAGGGTGGCGCGCAGGTTCTCGATCGGATCGCCCTGGATCCGGTCGGGCAACAGCCCGAAGCCGAAGGTGTAGGCGACCAGGGCGAACTTGCGCCAGTCCGGGGAGCCCTTGCCGTCGAACACGGACAGCCGCACGTACGGATCGAGGGCGGCGAAAAGCGCCAGCAGGCGGGCGGTGAACGTCTTGCCCTTGCGCGGCTGCGCGCCGACCAGCACAGAAGTGAAGATCAGCGGCAGCATGACGCGGCGGCCGCGCTCGTCGACGCCCAGCGGCGCGGCCCGCCAGATGTCGCGCGGCTTGCAGTCCAGCAGCGGCGTACGGCCGGCCGGGATGGACAGCGGGTCGACGTCGGCGACCCACAGCAGGTGCCGGCGCTGGGAGGTCTTGTCCCTGGTCAGGTACACCTGGGACAGCGACACGTCCAGGCCGGAGGCCAGCTTCTCGCGGGCCTTCATCGCGTCGGAGAACGTCACCCCGTACGGCAGGTCGACCACCACCTGCGATCCTGCGTCGAGCCGGTCGCGGGACATCTTCGACCCGAACTTGACCTGCTGGCCGGGCTTGTCCGGGTGGCCCAGGCCGGCGGAGTAGTACGCGCGCAGCACCACGTCGGCGTTGAGCACCCGGTGCCGGTTGGTGACCACCGCGGCGGACACGATCGGCCGGTCGGCCGGTCGGCCCAGGTGCGCCAGGATCGGCACCAGGACCACCAGGACGACCCACTTCACCCAGCCCGGCGCGCCCAGCAGCAGCCACGCCACCGCGCCGACCAGGACCAGGACCTCGAGCGCCAACCACACGCCGCGGGCGCCGCGCGCCCGGCGGGCCTCAGTGTGCAGCTTCACCCACGTCTCGGCGTCGTTCTTGGTCGCCGCGTGCTGGCGCAAGCTGTGCGACTCCATCACCCAGTACCAGGCCAGCTGCCGGCCGGCCAGGCGCAGCAGCCCGACCACCGCCCACCACGCGGCCAGCAGCAGGTACAGCGGCGAGCGCACGGCGTGGTAGCTGAACCGGTAGCCGGTCAGCTTGGCCGTACGTACGCCCGCGCGGCGTACGCCCTGCACGGTGCGCAGGTGCTCCGGGATGACCGGCCGCCGGTCCTGGCGCACCTTGGCCACCGAGTCGACCAGCACCGGCGTGGCCGGGCCCGGATCGTCGTCCAGGGCGACCTCGAAGCTGGTGTCGTACTCCTCCGGCAACGCCTCCGGTCGCGGCGTCACCTCGCCTGTGTCGGCGGCCGGCACGGCCACCTCGCGGCCAGGCTCGATCGGCTCGGTCATGACCGCCCCCTGGCCGCGCCCTTGACCGCAGCGAAGCCCAGGTGCACCTGAGCCGGCAGCAGCAGCAGATCGGGCCGCCACTGGCTACCGGCCTCGGCGTCGGCCAGCAGCTTTGCGGCCGTCTGGGTGTGCTCGTCGGCGGTCATCGCCAGGATCTGCTCAACGTGTTCGTTCACGGGGTCACCTCGGTCAGGTCCGGGACGTGGCCGTTGACCGGCGTGGCCGGCCGCGTCGCGGCCAGATGGCGGCGCGCGGTGCGCTCGGACACGGACAGCCGCTTGGCCACGGTGGCCGCGTCGATGGCCGGGTCCTTGGCCACCAACTTGGCCACCAACTTGGCCGTGTCCGTGGCCACCGGTGGCCGGACAGGTGGCCGCAGCTTGGCCGGCTCGATGGCCACGTGGCCATCCATGGCCACAGGCTCAGATGGCCGCTCGATGGCCACGTGGCCATCCATGGCCACAGGCTCAGATGGCCGCTCGATGGCCGCGGGCGTGGCCGCGGTGACCGCCGCAGGCGCGGTGTCCGTGGCCACATGGCCGGCCACCGGCTCGCGGTCCACTGGCCGCCGCCGGCGACTGGTGGCGATTAGCGCGCCCGTGGCCATCACCATCAGGCCGTCGACCGCGAGCGGGCCGATCAACACCGTCAGTCGGTCGTCGTTGTAGAAGGCCAGCAGCCCGGACAGATGCCGGTACGACACGACGGCGGCAACCCCGGCGACCGGCAGCAGCCCAGCGAAGCGCAGCAGAACCCAGCGCCTGCCAGCTGGCCATTCGGTCCGCGCAAAGATCTCCACCGCGACGAACAGGGCGAGGGGCCAGAACACGGCACCTACGACCGCGCCGGCCGGGGGCTGCCATCCGTCCGGCGCGTCATTCGGGGGGACGTACGAGTGGGCCACGTTGGCCGCGATCGACGCCGCGCCACCTAGGAGCGCTCCGAGGTACGCCCATCCTCGGCCGGTCACGCGGGTCACCGGTCACGCACCTCCTCGACGGGCCGGGTCAGCTGGCGCATGGACACGGCCACGATGATGCAGACCAGGCCGGTCCCGGCGGCCAGGCAGCCGATGGCCATGGCCAGATGGCCGAGCCCCGCGGCGCCGCCGGCGGACAGCCACGCGCTCGCGAACAACGCGGCCATGACGGCCATCACTGTGGCCACCGTGACCACGGGGCGGCGGACAGACACTGGCCGGCCGCCGGACAGCTGGCCGCGCTCGGCGGCCTTCACACGCACATCGGTCATGGCCGCCAGTGTGACAGAGATTTCCTAGATTAACGAGACTCACAAGACTTCGTGACGTCGCGCTGGACTCGCTAGATCTGCGAGGATGAGCCAACTCGCGAGACTTGGGGGTCGATCGGTGCCGGACGACGAGGAGTGGATCCCGGTGGGGCAGGCAGCGCGCCGACTGGGCCTGCACCCAGACAAGGTGCGTGCCCTCGCCGACTCCGGTCAGATTCGCTCTTGGCGGCCGCCCACCACCGGCCCGGGCCATGCACACCGGCGAGTGAGCTCGGCCGACGTGGAGCGCATCCGCCGAGAGATGCTGGGTGACCAGGGTGGAAGCCCCACCTGACCGATCGGCCATATCAATCATCCCAAAGAGACGCACCCCGCGTCCGGCCATGGCCGGACGCGGGGGTGCATTCTGTGTGTGCGTGTGTCCTGCAGAGGGCTACGCGACGGCGGGGAGCGTGCGGACGGCTAGTCGACGCTCCTCGCTGCTCACCTGGGTGTACCGCTCCGTCGTGTGCGATCGACGCGTGACCGAGAATCTCCTGCGTCGCGCGCAGGTTGCGCGAGCGGCGGTACGTCTCGCTGCCGCACCAGTGCCGCAGCATGTGCATCGTCACGTCTCGGAAGCCGAGCCGGGTCAGCTGGCGGCTGCCGTACATCGACAGCTTGTGCGCAGCCACGTGCGGCTCGTACCCCGGCAGGTGGAAGATCCGACCGAGCGGCAGCGGCTCGACGAGGTGCCAGACCACCGGGTGCGTAGGCACCTCGCGCACCTTGTCGCCCTTGCCGCGGATCCACATCGACTCTTCGGTGACGTCCTCCCGATCTAGGGTGACGATCTCCAGGCAGCGCAGGCCGGCGTACGCCGCGAGCCCGAAGTACGTCCGGTAGGGCGCCACCGCACGCCGCATGATCTGGCCCAAGGCGGCGGTCGTCACCGGCCGCGGCGGAGGCTTCGGCACCCGGATGCGCGGCAGGCCGACGGACGGGTCCTGGTCGACCAGGCCCATCGTGAACTTCCACCGGCACCAGGCCTGGATGTGGAACAGGTACACGGCCCTGGTCGCGCGAGACAGACCAGGACGGGCCAGCCAGCTGGCCAGCCGTTGTGTCGTGGTTGCAGCGGGGTCGGTCCCCAGATACGTCGAAATGGCCCGGACCACTCGGGTCCGCGCCTGGATCGTTCTGGGTGACTGCCCTGCCGCTCGGAGGTGCTCTACGTGCACAGTCAGGTGCTCGGGAGCACAGCGAAGGGCTTCCATATCGGAGCAACGCTCGGATTCACGCGGCGGTTATGCCGCGTTTGGCCAGGCGTCGCCACCCGGTCGTACCAGGTCGGATCGCCTAGGTGGCCTAGTTGCGCTACGTGCGCCAATCGCAGCGGAGCGTAGCCAAGAACTAGTACGTACGCCTCGGTACGCAGTCCGTCTGTCTGTGAGTTCGTCCCGCGTGGGCAAGAGGTCTTGGACCTCAACTCCCAGCTCGCTGGCGATGCGCTCCAGGTCGTTGAGGTCGATCGCCTGCCGGCCGTTGAGGCGATAGGACACCCACGCGTTGGAGACGTTTAGGCGCCGAGCGAGCTGCTGCCCTGTGATCCGGCGCCGGGCCATCATGGCCCGGATTTCTTCCGCCACTAGATCCGTAAGAGCCATAGGTCTATCCGTCGGTGTGGTGGTCATACCGCGATGTTCGGCCGTCTGGACGTAACCGTCAAGGTGATTCACAAAATCTTGGCATCAGTCTCTTGACGGCTTTAGCTATAGCGTAAACCATGGCGCTATGCCCGACAGCTTGCAGACATACGTTGCGGCCGAGATTCGCGCCGAGATGGCTCGCCGCCGGATCACAGGGCAACAACTAGCCGGCGCGCTAGGACGCAGCAACGCCTGGATCTCAGTGCGGCTCGCTGGCAAGCAAGCGATCGACCTCAACGACCTGGAGCGCATCGCCGATGCGCTGGACGTGTCGGCCGACCAACTCCTGCCAGCGAGGTCCGCAGCATGACGCCGATCTGCGTGCGCTGCGCGTATGACGTGTCGGCCGGCCGGCCGGCTCAGGCGAGCTGTCCCGCGTGCCAGCGAGCGCTGCTGCTCGACGTGGCGTTCTCGCCGCGATACCGCGGGGTGCCGCTGGACCGCATGGCCGCAGGTCTGATCGCGCTGATCGCAGCCGGCGTCGCCGTGGCTGCGAACACGTCCCTTGTGGTGCTCGGCGCGGCCGCCGCTGTGGTGGTCGCTGCCGTGTACGCCCTGATCCCCCGCCGTCGTCTCACTGGCCTGGCTCGACGGCGGGCCTTTCGTCGCGCCCACCGGCCGGGCGCGTCGGCGGCCGCCGCTGCCCCGTCGAGTGGCTCCCCGATCGCTGTGCAGCGGCGGCCGCAACCTACCACCCGTCAGTAGCAGGGCCCCGCGGCGCGTGCACGCCGACGGGGCCCCTACCGGCTCAACCCCAGAGGACCCCTGGAGGTTCCGGATGAACGACACCCTACCGACCCTGGATCAGGTCGAGCGCGAGCGCTACCAGCACGCCCTCGCCGGCCTGTCCTACGCGGCGCTGCAGGAGCAGCGCATCGCCCTGGCCGTACGGGCGCTGAGCGGCGACTGGATCTGCGCCCAACTCCTGCCGATCGTGTCGGCCGAGGCCGACGCCAGGCCTGAGGGCAAGGCCGCCGAGCTGCTCCGCCAGGAGTGGCGGGTCGAGTCGTGGCTGCACCCCGACCGGCGCCGATCCGCCCCCGCCTGGCGGCTGGCCGAGTACGACCCGGCGGCCGACATCGGCACGGCCGAGCCACTCGACGACGAGCCCATCGAGCAGTGCCACCCATCGATCGCGTTCATCGAGTTCATCGACCACATCCCGCAGGCCGCGGCCGCCCGCCGCAGGCTCGTGCTCAGGGAGGCCTGACATGACCACCACCAGCATGTTCACCACCGGCGACCGGGTCGACGTCACCATCCGCGGCGCCCGGTTCGAACGCCGCGACGAGCACCACGTCGACGTCTACCTCGCCGGCATCGACTCGCCGATCTGCGTGCCGACCGTCGACGACGACGGCGAGCCCCTGGACGCCGTGACCGTCGGCCACCACGTCCCGGTCGTGCGGCCCGGCGAGGTGTGGCAGGCCCGCGACACCGGCGCGCTGTTCCTGTGCACGCAACTCGACGACAACCCGCCGCAGCTGATCGCCGCCGACCAGCACGCCTACGACCCGCAGGCCGTGGTCGACCACTGGGGGCCGATCGACTGCATCGCCAGCAGCGCCTACGTGGACCCGGCGCCGCCGGAGCAGCGCCCGCACCCCGACGCCGTCCTGGTCTCGGTCGTGGATGTGCGCCTCTTCGACCGGGTGTTCAACGCCGGCACCTGGCACAACGTGCTCGGCGACGAGAACCCCGACGGCAAGATGGCCGAGCACCGCCGCTTCTACACCGACCACGCCTCGGCCGGTCTGCTCTACCAGTACACCGACGACGTGTGGGTGCTGCGCGCGGCCGCCGCCCCGATCTACGCCGCGGTCGAGCCCTGGGCGCCGCCGGCGCCGGACGCGGCCTGGTCGGGGTTCCTGCGCCCGGACGACGAGCCGCAGCCCGGCGACAAGGTGCTCGACCTGCCCACGATCGACCAGGTCGCCCCGGCGGTGCTCCTCGACGAGCCGGCCACCGAAACGCCGGAGCTGGCGCGGTGACCGGCGTGGAGCATCCCACCTGGTGCAAGCCCCGTCTGTGCACCGCCGCGGTCGATGGTCTGCCGTTCGCCGAAGGCGAGCACCGCTCGGAGACCGTCCGGCTGGCTACCGACCTGATCGTGTGGCCGGTGCAGAACACCGTCGTGTCGGCGTACCTGACCCAACGCGCGCCCAGCACGGCCTGGCCGACGGTGGCCTACCTGCACATCCAGTCCGACGTGCACGGCGTCATCGCGCACCTGCCGCTCGAGGTGTTCTTCACCGTCGTCGGCCAGGTAGGTCAACTGGCGCAGCTCGTCGTGCCACCCGCCGCGGGCGCCGCGGAGCAGCCGCCCGCGCCGACGCGGCGTCTGCAATGGCCCACCGGGTACGGCCCGACCATCCAGCCAGGAGGCCTGTGATGCCGCGCGAGCCTGTCCCGTACGAGCTCCTGGTCGCCGTCGCGCTGCTGGCTGTATGCGTCGTCGCGGCCCTGTGGGCCGGCGTGTGGAACCTGCGCCGGGCCAGCCAACCCACCATCGCCGACCGTGACGTGCAGCAGCGCATCGCCGGCCGCGCCGCCGTGGTCCTGCCCGCCGGGCCGCCGCCGCAGCCGCCGGCCAAACCGGTGTTCCCCGCCGGCCCGCCAGCCGCGCCGTTCCCCGCCGGCGCCGACCAGCACACGCCGGTCTGGCTAGCCGACGACACCGCCGACCGCCGCGAGGTCCTGGCCCACCGCCTGGTCCGGCCCCTCGACCGCACCGTCGAGGGCTACCTGGTCCGCGACGGCGACCGCGAGTACGGCTGGAAGACGGAAGCAGGGCTGGCCATAGCGACCCGCAACGTGCGCTTCTGCGCCCGGTGTTGGCCGCCAATCCCGGTGATGCCCGGCCACACCCTGCCTCGCCGGCGGCCGTCATGATCCTGCACAGCAGGCACCGCTTGAACGGTCACCGGCCGGCCGCCGGCGTCAGCTGGCTGCGGCTGACCCTGCTGGTGTTCGCGCCGGCCGCCGCGGTGACCGCCCTCTACGTCGGCCGGGTACACCTGGTGTGGCTGGTCTCGGCCTACGGGGCGCTGTCGCTGACCCGGGTGGCCGCCCAGTCCTGGATGGCCGCCCGCGTGCGCCGCCGCGTCCAGCCGCTGATCGGCCGGCCAATGGTGTCCATCGTCGTCGCGACCCTCAACCCCGACCCGGACCGGTTCGAGGAGGCGATCGCCTCCCTGGCCGGGCAGGACTGGCCGGCCGACCGCCTCGAGGTCATCGTGGTCGACGACGGCTCCGACAGCCCGCACCTGGTCAGCCAGGTATGCAAGCGGCACGGCGCCCGCTACGTCTACCAGGCCAACGCCGGCAAACGCCACGCCATGCACCGCGCGTTCGGCATGCTGCACCCGGCCACCAGGTACGTGCTCACCGGCGACGACGACACGGTTTGGCATCGCGACGCCACCCGCCACCTGGTCGCCGCCCTGCAACGCGACCGGGTCGGCGCCACCACCGGCCACGTCGCGACCCTCAACCCCGACGACACCTGGCTGACCCGGGTCACCGCCATCCGCTACTGGGTGGCCTTCCAGATCGAACGCGCCGCCCAGTCCTACTACGGCGCCGTCACCTGCGTGTCCGGCCCACTGGGCGGCTACCGCCGCTACCTGATCGACCAGATCGGCGACGACTTCGTCAACCAGCGGTTCCTGCGCCGCCCGTGCACCTTCGGCGACGACCGGCACCTGACCAACCTCGTGCTGGCCCGCGGCTACCAGGTCACCTACAGCCGCGCCCAGGCGTGGACCGAGGTGCCCGGCCGCATGCGCAAATACCTCAAGCAGCAGAAACGCTGGGGCAAGTCGCACTGGCGGGAGATGATCTGGACCGCCAAGGCGCTGCCGCTGCACTCGCCGATGCTGGCCGCCGACTGGGCGCTGACCCTGCTCCTGCCGTTCCTGCTGGTCGCCTCCATGGCCTGGTACGCCTGGTCGGCCGTCACCGACAGCCCGCTCTACCTGGCCGGCTTCGCCGCCATGGTCGTCGCCATGTCGATCGTGCGTGCCGTCCCCGCCGTGGTGGCCACCCGCGACCCGTCCTTCCTGTGGTGGATGCCGTTTTTCAGCGTGTTCCACCTGTTCGTGCTGCTGCCGCTGAAGTTCGTCTCGCTCGTCACGGTGGCTGATGGCAGCTGGGGCACCCGCGCCATCGGCGCGCCAGCCCAGCGGGTGTTCGAGCTGCATGAGGCGGCCACCGAGGAGTTCGCCCGCATCCCCGTCCAGCGCACCCCGGAGGCCACCGATGTCCGCTGAGCCGCGCCCAACCAAGGTGCCACCGCACGCCTTCGACGAGGACCCCAACGTGCCCCCGGACTGGACCGGCCGGCGCACCTGCCGCTGCCACCTGATCGGCGAAGCCGGCGACCAGCACCACCCAGTCGACGCCGAACCGCTGTCGTCCACCCTGCTGCCGCCGACGCCCGAGCCGGCCCGCGAGATCGACACCCGACGGCTGGGCGAACGCCCGGATGAGGAAGCCGCCTGATGGACGTCACGACCGTGCTGCTGGCCGAGTACAGCCAACTCAAGGCCGAGCAAATCCACCGCATCGGCGTCCGCGACAACCTCGTGTACGCCACCCTGGCCGCTGTCGCCGCCGTGGTGGTCGGCGCCACGCAGTCGCCCGCCGGCGTGCACCTGCTCCTCGCGTTGCCGCCGGCCTGCGCGCTGCTGGGCTGGACCTTCCTGGCCAACGACCAACGGATCACCGCCATCGGCGTGTACCTGCGCGACGGCCTGACGCCCAGCCTCAGCGTCGCCGCGGGCGCCCAGGCCCTGGGCTGGGAACGGCACCGGCTGGATGACAGCCGGCGACGGCGCCGCAAGCGCGTGCAGCTCGCCGCTGACCTCGGCACGTTCTGCCTGCCCGGCCTGGCCGCGCTGCTCGTCTACTGGGCGTACGCCCCGCGGCACCTGTGGCTGTACGCGGTGTCGCTGGCCGACTTCGCGGTCGTCGCCGGCCTGGTCTACCTGATCGTCAGCTACCGCGAGAGGCGGGACTAAGGATGCCTGATCACGATGTCCAGAAGATCGCCGTGCTCGTGACACCGACCTCGGGCCGGCCTGCGCAGCCGCGCGAGGTCCGCGCCGAGATGGTCGCCCCTGGCCTGGCCATCGCCCCCGCCTTCAGATACGGACAGAAGGTGAGCAGCCGCTGGTCGCTCGTGCACACGCCATCCGGCCGGCACCTGAGCGGCAAGGCCTGCTGTCGCGGTTGCGTTGAGGAGGCCGCCAAGCGGGCCGTCGCAAGCGGCGTGGACTGGTCCCGCAGCGAGGTTGAGGTCAGGGCCGACGAGTCCGCGAAGGCGCTCCACGAGAAGCTCTTCGCCGCTGGCCTGGCGTTGTCCTGCGACGGCGAGGAGTGCGGCTGATGCCGGCGGGGATGGTGCGCCCGCGCGCCTCGCAGGTGCCTCCGCTCGGCGCCGACGCGATCGCCGAGTACCAGCGCGCCGGCTGGCACATCACCGCCGGCGGCCGGGTCTGCGCCGGGGCCACCACCGGGCCCTGCGCGGCCTGCTCACGACCCACCAGGCGGTACCGGCTCGGCGGCGGCCCGCTGTGCCGGTCCTGCCGCCCAAAGCCAGAAGGAGATATCCGGCGATGACAAATCCAGACGACCTGAGCCCGATGGACCGGCTGCGGCAGGAGTACGCCGAGAACGAACTGGACCACGACCGCAACCCGACCGAGGACGGCTTCGTCGAGTGGCTCGTTCGACAGGTCCATCAGGCGCGCGGCGCCGCTTCGGCGCACCGGGCGTACATCTCAGCCGGCGGGCACGCTGACCGAATCGCGTCACGGCTGAGCAGCGCTGCCGAGGCTTTTGGGCGGTTCCTCGGGCCGGTTGAGACCGACGTCGAAAAGGGCCTAAACAGCCTTCATGCGGGTGACCCGCTCCCGGCCGTCGCGGCGCTGGAAGACATCGCCCGCGCCTTCCGCCTGCTGAACCTGAGTCTCGGCGGCACCGACCCGGAGGGATGCGTGACTTCCGATGACTAGTGACGACACGTGGGACGACCTTGACGGGGTCGCGCAGTGGATCGAGGACGACGCGGTCGGCGAGGACGACCAGGTCCGCGAGTTCGCCGCCTCGGTCGCCGCCCGCATCCGCGACCGAGCCCGAGAGGACGTCTCGCCCATCGAACGCGGCTACCAGCGCGCGATCGAGCACCTGCGCGATGGCGAGACGTTCATGGTCTGGTACCGCAGCCGCCGACGGATGTCCGACCGCACGTACGCCGAGGTGGCAGCCGAGTACCTGACATCCCGTCGCCGCGGCTGGCCCTCGGGCGGCAAGCCGGCCGGGGGATTCCAGACCTGCGCCGGATGCGGTGACGACATCTGGCCGAACGAGCAGACGTACCCGGCCGACGCCAGCGGTGACACCAGCGAGGCGGCCGGCGTGCAGTGCCTGGTGTGCGAGGTCAGGACCCGTCGCACCGAAGGGAGCAGTAGGGGTGAGTAGGTACGCCGAGCGAACTGAGGTCTCCAGCGACCGCTCCCGCGCCGAGATCGAGCGGACCCTGCGCCGGTACGGGGCGAGCGCGTTCGCGTACGGATGGGACCACCAGCGGGCCACGATCGCGTTCGAGATGGCCAGCCGGCGCATCATGTTCCGGCTCCCGATGCCGGACCCGACCGCGCCGGAGTTCACCCGCACCCCGACGGGCAAGAGCCGCTCCCCGTCGGCCGCCGAGGTTGCCTACGAGCAGGCAGTGCGGCAGCGGTGGCGGGCGCTCGCGCTGGTCATCAAGGCCAAGCTCGAAGCAGTCGCCGCCGGCATAACCACCGTGGAGCAGGAATTCCTCGCCCACATCCAGCTCCCCAGCGGACAGACGGTCGGCGAATGGGCCGCACCGCAGCTTGCCTTGACGTACGAACGCGGCTCGATGCCCGCTTTGATGCCCGGCACCGGCGAGGAGGGATAGCTACCCATGCCTAGAGATCAATCCCGCCGCGCTCGTGACCGCCGCTACGCGGCCGCAGTGGACCGGCAGATCAACGCCATCGCGATCAGCGAGGCGACCG